GGACAATGTTCATATCGCGAGTTTCTGTCACCTGAACATCGGTGGAGGCAGTCTTGTAATGATGGACGGTTCTTCTTGTGGTAGTGGCACGCGTATCATCACTGGCGGAAACAAGCCAGAAGCTGTTTCCTGTTCTCGAGTTGCCCCAGAAGAAGATCAGATTCTCAGTGCTGTTTCTGTGATCATGGGATTTGATTCATGCTGCTACGCTGGTGTCACAGTAGTCGCAAAGAAGGATCTCACGATTGGTAACGGCGCTCGGATCGCCGCTGGTTCTGTCCTCCTGACCTCAGTTGGAGACCACGAACTGTGGGCCGGTAATCCTGCGAAGAAGATCGGCACATACGTTGATGGAAAACTGGTGCGCGAATGACTATCGCACTCGTTTCCTTCTTTCGTAACTGCGGCTGGAATGGTCAGGTTGCGCGGTTCTTCACGCAGGCCGCTCAGCTCCGCAACGTCCTGGCTCGCACGGACGCCAAGCTTCGTGTCATCTGTGTTCACGGTGACTGCACCGATGACACTGTGCCGCACATCATGCGGAACGCCGAGTTCCATGATCTTGCTGTGCAACTCGTGGAGTGCAATCATGGCGGTCCCATGTATGGCTCGACAGAAGCACCAGAACGCCTGAAAGCATTGTCTCAGATTGGCAATGCGGGTCTTGGTTCGATCCGCGACACGGATGATTACGTCGTGTATGTCGAAAGTGATTTGATTTGGGATGGCGCAACGATTGTGCGCTTGCTCAATCGAGTCTCAGATGAGGCTCACGTAGTTGCACCACTCATCTTCGCAGGTGAATACTTTTACGACGTATTCTGCTTTCGAAAGAACGGTCAGCGCTTCGCACCGTTTCCGCCGTATCACAGTGAATTGAACCACGGTGGTTCTCTGACTCAGGTTGACAGCGTTGGTTCTTGTCTGGTGATGCCTGGGAAAGTTGCGCGTGAGTGCCGTATCATCGAAGACAACGTGCTTCTTGGATTCTGCAAGGATGTGTGGTCCAAGGGATATACGGTCAATGTGGACGCATCACAGAAAGTGGTGCATCCATGAAAGTCTATCTGAAGAATCCACCGCTGTCGCGGGCGATGGAGCGTGTCACCAAAGCGCTGACCGATACGGCTGGTTCCAATCATGTCGTTGCGGATGCACAACTCGCGGACCTCGTTGTTCTGCACATTGTCGGTTGGAAAGACGTGCAGGAAACGATCGAAACGATTCTTGGCTTCGGTCAGAAATACGCCATCATCCAATACTGTCTTCGCACCACCGAACAGCCAAACTGTGCGAAGTGGATGTCTATCTGGCAGAAGGCTGAAGTGGTGTGGTCCTACTACGATTTGCCAGCCCTGATGAAAGAGGATGGCATCGAGTGGGACGGGTCTATCAACTTCTACCGTTCGCCGCTTGGTGTTGATTCGTCGAAGTTCCGTCCGTGGGATGTGCCGAAGCGTTACGATATTATGACGAGCGGCTACGTGCTCGAGTCGGAAGGAGCGTTGGAAGCGAATGGTGCAGTTATACGAACCGACGGCAAACAATTTCACTTGGGTCCCGCCGACGATCGTCTACTCAACACCGATTTCAAGCTCGACATCCACGACGGGGAACTCGCGCAGCACTACTCCCGATGTCGCTACGTGGCGGGTCTTCGTCGCACAGAGGGCTTCGAACTTCCAGCGGCTGAAGGACTCATGTGTGGCGCCCGACCCATTATGTTTGACGCGCCGCACTATCGTGCGTGGTTCGAAGACCTTGCCATTTTTATCCCGGAAGGAACTCCGGATGAGGTGTCCGCGTCTATTGAACAGGTGCTGACCGGTCCTTACATGCCAGTCACTGAAGAAGAAATCGAAACAGCAAAGCGGCTGTTCGATTGGGGAACAATCGGGGCCGGCTTCTGGCAGGCCGTTCGAAATAAGAAGGTGCACCGCGCTCCTGTTCGCCCTGTCCTTCTGTGGATTGGCGACGCAGGTGTCAGCACTGGCTTTGCGAAGTCCACGCACAAGATCCTTGAAACCGTGCAACAAGAATGGGATGTGCATGTGCTCGGTCTCAATTACATGGGAGACCCGCATTCGTATCCTTATCCGATCTATCCTACATACACGCGGATTATTGGCCAGGGTGATCAGTTTGGTATTTCACGTATACCCGAACTGATCGCAAAGACCCGTCCCGATATGATTGTCGTGCAGAACGATCCGTGGAACTTCCCACCTTACATGAAGTCCGCTGGCAATGTCCCTGTCGTTGGGATTGTTGCAGTTGATGGACTAAACTGCCAAGGTAGAAAACTCAACGGACTTCGCAAGGCAATCTTCTGGACTGAGTTTGGCAGGCAACAGGCTCAACTCGGTGGCTACGCTGGTCCTAGTGCTGTTATCCCGCTTGGTGTGGACCGCAGTATCTTTCATCCTATGGACAAGGTTGAGGCACGCAAGAAGGTCGGCTACCCTCAAAGTCTATGGGATAAATTCGTCGTCGGTAATGTGAATCGAAACCAACCACGCAAGCGAATGGACTTAACTGTTTCATTCTTCGCACAATGGATTCGCAAGCACAAAGTTGACGACGCCGTTTTGTTCCTGCACGTAGCCCCAACAGGTGATCAGGGCTACGACGTGCGTCAACTTGCCGCATACTTCGGCATTCCAAAGCGTCTCATTGCTTACGAACCGGAGGTTGGTCTTGGCGCACCGGAAGACATCGTTGCGGCTACGTATGCGTCATTTGACGTAGCGATGTCTACCACGCAAGGCGAAGGCTTCGGCTTGACCACACTTGAAGCGATGGCCTGCGGTGTGCCGTTCATCGGTCCGGATTGGGCTGCACTAGGCGACTGGGCCAAGGACGCGATGTTAGCTGTGCCATGCGCCGAGATTGCTTGCACGGATCACAATGTCAATGTCGTTGGTGGCATAGCCGGCCGTTTGGAATTCGTTGAAGGCTTGCAATCACTCTACAGCAAACCACTCGAGCGCAGTCTGCTGATTGATGCAGGTCTGCAGCTTGTTGAACAATTCGACTGGGAACACATTGGCAAGGCGTTTCTTGTCGAACTGAACTCAGCATTGGAGTTGAACGCTGCTCCTCCCGTGCTGAGTGAATCGCTGATTGCATAATGGCTGTCAACTTTCGTCCCGAATTCAAAATCACTGGCGACCGGCAGGTCAGTCAGAAACTTGCGAATATCCTTGAGCGATTTCCGCAAGTAGCCGGCGAAGCTCTAGTTGCTGAACTCGAGATTGATCGGGACGAAGTTGAAGAACGCACACCAATCAAGACAGGTTTGCTTCGCAGCACGATTCGCGTTGACGGTCCTCACGTCAACGGTAAACAAGTTCGTGCATCCATTCAAGCCGGCGGTCCGGAGACACCATATGCACTTGAGGTCCACGAGAACCTCGATATCTTTCACCCACATGGACAGGCGAAATTTGTCGAGAGTGTGCACAACGAATCGTCACCTCACATGACTGCACGCATTGGTCGTCGTATCGACCTGAAAGATTTGGTGGGCTGATGTTTGCCGATGAGATTCGTCACATCGTTGTCGCGGCTGGTGTAGCTACGGCCGGCACCAACTTCTTCAACTCGTCGAAAGCGAAAGTGCCGATTGGCACTCAGGACGGTCCCTTTCTATATTTCCGTGAAACTGGTGGCACCTCTGCGGACAAGACTCACAATTCCCTGACCGTGCCTGCCTATGTTCGCCCCGGTGGCCGGCTTCTGTCGGTCGGAAAGGATGTGGCGCAAACCATTCGTCAGATTCGTGCGGCCTACCTTGCTGTCAGCGTGATACGAAATTCTTTCGTGGCGACTGCTACGATTTCAATTACCGTGAGTCGTGTTGGAACTCTTGTTACTGCTATCACAGCGACACCGCATGGGTGGGGCTCGGGTTATTCAATTACTATCGCGGGTGCAAATCAGGCTGGCTATAATGGCACGTTCGTCATCACGGTAGTTGATGACACGACGTTCACATATGTCGTGGCTGGTTCACCTACTAGTCCGGGGACTGGGCCTATCACCGCGTCCTACGAAGGAACGTGGTATCGGCGAATTGATCCACTTCAAGAACCGTTTGATTTAGGGGTGGATTCGGATGGAAGGGTGCAGTTCGCTTTCAACTTTCGAGCGGATAAAACCTTTTCGTAACTTGACAAGGAGACCGTAGATGCCGGAAGGAATTTCAGCACAGGGATCGAAACTGGCGTATTCGCCCGATCCGACGTGGCCGCCGAGTTCTCCCGTAGGTGGAGCGGTTACGTTCACTGACGTTGCGGAGTTGAGGAACCATACTCCGCCAGCGAACAATCGCAACATCCTGGAAACGACTACTCACAACGAGGAAGACGCGTCCAAGATTGTGGGCATTCGCCGCAAAGGCGATATGTCTCTTCAGATCAACTACGTCCCCGATCAGCCCACGCACAACCATATCACCGGTCTGCTGAAGGCTTACAACGACGGCACGCGGTTGATCTTCCGCGAAACGTATCCAGACCAGTCGTATCACATGTTCTCTGGGTTCGTTGCGAACTTCCAGCCGACCGCTCCGGTCGACGACGTGCTGACGGCTGACGTCACGCTCGCGCCGACTGGCCGTAGCTTGTTCCACAATCCGTAGTCCAGACAAGAAGGTAGGAGACAATCAATGAGCACTGCACTCTCGGCACAAAACATCTTCGACTCCATGGATCTTCTCGTAGAGGAAGAACCGGTTCCTGAATGGACGCCGAAAGGTGCGGACGAGCCGTTTGTCATTCGTCTGAAGATCATGACCGCTGCAGAAGCGTTGGAATTCACTGCTGAATCGAAGAAGGACAGCGACAAGGGTAAGGATCTTGCTCGCATCCTCCAGATCTGTGCAGTGGATGGGAACAACAATCCACTCTTCAACAAGGGTCAAGTCGACATGCTCATGAAGAAGAGCCTGCCGGTGTTGATGCGTCTGCAGAACAAGTGCTTGAAGATGAATGGTCTGGCAAAGGACAAGGAAGAAGCTGAGCAGCTTGCGGCTGAGCGAAAAAACGGCTAGCGCGGGGCAGTGAGCTACGATTCGCTCATCGCCTCGCGCTACACGTAGGTCGTATCAATGTTCGTGGAATGCTAGCGGAAATATCCTATCTCGAATTCCTGGATTGGATCACGTATGCCGAGCTCGAGCCATTCGACGAAACTCGGCAGGACGCTCGCACCGCTCACATCGTTACGACACTGAACAACATCTACAGAGATTCAAAGAAGCGACCCGACCCGTATCCCGTTGAGCGCTTTATGATACCCTTCGGTGATGCTCCTAAACACGCGGCACCTCAACAGGATTGGCGCGTGATGAAAGCAAACGCGATGCTCTGGTCCGCTGCGATCAATTCAAAGGCTGGCAAATAGATGGCTGGTGTCGTCAACATTGGCATCATTGAAGCAACCGCGATCCTTCGCGATGAGATGTCGTCTGCCGTCACAGGCATGCGAGCCAGTCTCAAGTCGTTTTCAGAAGACAGTGCCAAGAGCTTCGCGGCTATTGGTCAGGCCGGTGCACTCATCGTTGCTGGTGTCACTGCGGCTGGTGCGGCGATTGTGGCTCTTGGTTCGCGTGGTGCGGCAGTAGCCGACGTTCGTTCCGAGTTTGATGGACTGACTTCCAGCATCGGTCTGTCAGCTGACGCTCTGTCGAAAACACTTCGCGACGCGACTGGCGGTGTAATCAGTAATTTCGAAACGATGGTGACAGTGAACCGCGCAATCAGCGGCGGTTTGCGACTGACGAATGACGAATTCGGGCAACTCGGTGAGGGTGCTCGAGTTCTTGCGAATCGCGTTGGTGGGGATACGAAAGAAGCGTTCGATAAACTCACCGAAGCAATGACCACAGGTCGCACCAAAGCGCTGAAGGCGTATGGTGTCGACGTCGTTGCTTTGGAAGTCGCAGTCAAGAACGCAGGTGATGGCCTTTCCGACTTCCAAAAGATCCAGATCAAGCAGAAGGAACTCTT